AATAAGCATATGACAGCTACTAATAGAAACCCAAACAATCCAAACTTTCTACAACCGAATAAGTTTATTATAAACTTTTCTCGGGCACCTAGTATACAATACTTCTGCCAGTCAGTAAGTGTTCCTGGTATTTCATTGTCTGAAATTCCACAAAATACACCATTCGTTGATGTGTATGTTCCAGGTGAGAAAGCAATTTATGATTTACTTAATATTACCTTTTTAATTGATGAAGAGTTAAAAGGTTGGATAGAAATACACGATTGGATTCGTGCAATGACCTTCCCTAAAGAATTCTCTGAGTATGTAAATCTTGGTAATCTTAGCAGACAAGCGAATGCTACATTAGCCACAACAAGAAAACCGCAATACTCTGATGTTTCAATCACAATATTGTCTTCATCAAATAAACCTTATTTCAAGTACAAACTTTATGATTGTTTCCCAACATCATTATCTACCTATATTATGGGTGCAAATGATTCGCCTGATACGGCAATGAGTGCCGATGCCACATTTAGGTACAGTTACTACGATATAGAAAAATTATTTTAAAAGGCTTGACAAACATTCCCTTTTAGTGTATCCTCCAATGAATAAAGGAGGCATTTTACCATGAAACAACTTGATGATTTACTTGAGATGTGGCGTGCCGATTCTGAGATAGACAGAACAGAACCAGGCAAAGAGCTAATCAACATTCCAAAACTACATAGCAAATACTTGAATATACTTTCAAGGCATCGGCTGTTGTCTAAAGAATCTGAGTTCAAGTATAACAAAATGAAACGATTGAAATGGGAATACTATACAGGTAAATTGGATGATGACCAATTAAAACAGTATAATTGGGAACCATTTCCATATGTGTTGAAATCTGAACTCACTACATACTTAGAGAGTGATGACGATATCAATAAACATCTTGCAAGCAAAATGATGCACGATGAAATTGTTGATGTGTGTCAGAGTATATTAAAAGAATTGAATTCACGGACATTTCAACTTCGTGATTTTATAGCATGGGAAAGATTCATACAAGGTGTCTGATTTAATTCTACATAAAAAGAATGAAGCATATATTCAATTTGAGTGTGATAGAGGTATTGCACAAGAGTTGTCGGATTACTTTACCTTTTTTGTTCCAGGTCATCAATTCACACCTGCATATAAATCTAGAATTTGGGATGGTAAAATTAGGTTAGCAGACCTAAGAAGTTTTACCATCTATCATGGTCTTGTTCCTTACATTGAAATTTTTTGTAAGGAAAGAGATTATACATTAGAGATTGATTCTGATGTATCAGTCACACAAAACTTTTCATTAGTTGAAGCAAAAGAATTTGTTGACACACTTAAATTGCCACATGAGATTAGAGACTATCAGTTAAAGTCTTTTGTACAGGCAATTAGAAATAAAAGAATGTTGTTGTTATCACCAACGGCATCAGGCAAATCTCTTGTATTGTATTGTATCATTCGCTATTTGCAAATAGAAAATGGAAGAGGTTTGTTAATTGTACCCACAACTTCATTAGTCGAGCAAATGTATAAAGACTTTGAAGATTATGGTTACGATTCAGAGCAATACTGTCACCGTCAATATTCTGGTAAAGATAAACATACAAATAAGTTTCTTACCATTACTACTTGGCAATCAATCTACAAAAATCCTGGTGAATACTTTGAACAATTTGATTTTGTTCTTGGTGATGAGGCACATCAATTTAAAGCAAAGTCTCTTACTACTATTCTTTCAGGTTGTGTGAATGCTAAATATAGAATAGGAACAACAGGTACTTTAGATGGTACTCAAACACATAAACTTGTATTAGAGGGTTTGTTTGGTCCTGTTTACAAAGCAACATCTACTGCTGATTTGATTGATAAAGGTCAACTCGCATCATTTAAAATTAAATGCCTTATACTTAAACATCCAGAGAGTGTGTGTAAGATGGCAAGGTCTTGGGACTATAACCAAGAACTAGAATACATAGTTATGAATACTGCAAGAAATAATTTCATTAAAAATCTTGCACTATCTCTTAATGGTAACACTCTCATTCTATTTCAATTTGTGGAAAAACATGGTAAAGATTTATATGCAAACATTAAAGAACATGCTAAGAATAGACATGTGTTTTTTGTATTTGGTGGCACCGATGTTGAGATTCGGGAATCAGTTAGGGCAATTACTGAGAAGGAAAGAGATGCTATCATTGTTGCTTCATATGGTACTTTCTCTACTGGCGTTAATATCCGCAACTTACATAATATTATATTTGCCTCCCCAAGCAAGTCCAGAATTCGCAATCTTCAATCTATTGGTAGAGGATTAAGAATTGGAGATAACAAAGATGAGGCAGTTCTATTCGATATCTCAGATGACTTTAGAATAGGCAAATATACCAATTACACCTTGAAACATTTTGTGGATCGTGTTAGAATATATGATGACGAAAAATTTAAATACAAATTCTATAATATCGAACTCAAAGATGAATAATCTATTCGAAGGTGTCCGCATAGTCCGTTTACAAAGCGGTGAGGACATTATTGCTGGTTACTCAGGCAATACAAACACTAATGTTGTTGTGTTGGATAATCCAATGCATCTTATCTTTAAGAGAACATCTCAAGGTACTGTTATGATGATGTTACCTTGGCTGCCTATTGAATTGATTAAAGATAACATTGCAACCGTTCTTTCGGGTGATATACTTACTATCGTTGAACCTAAGGATGATTTGAAGGAATACTACCACAATGTTATTAATACTACTCAGATGAAAATGTTGAAAGATAATACTCTTAGTCAAAATCTAAGAGAGGCATCAGATGAAGAAGAAGATGAGGATGAAGACCCTGAGGGTGACTTAACAAAGGAAGATGTTGTTGAGATTATTAATCGTAAGAAGACTAACAGGTTACATTGATGTGGAAGCTAATATATCATCTAACGGGGGACACCGCCATGTTAACAGTTGTCAAGTACGATGTCAAGCTAAATAAAAGGAAGAAATATGAGTGAGAAGAAACCAAAACATTATGTAAACAATGCCGACTTTTTAGATGCGTTGATTGTATATAAAGAGAAATGCGATGTTGCCAAAGAAGCAGGGAAAGAAGACCCACAAATTCCCAATTACATTGGGGAATGTTTCCTAAAGATTGCAGAACATCTTTCAAGGAAACCTAACTTCATATCATACTCATTTAGAGATGAAATGATTGCCGATGGTATTGAAAACTGCCTTATGTATTTTAGAAACTTTGATCCACTTAAATCAAAGAATCCATTTGCATACTTTACCCAAATCATTTACTATGCTTTTCTTCGTAGAATTATGAAAGAGAAGAAACAACTGTATGTTAAGTATAAGGCAACAGAACAGTTTGGTTTGCTTGGTGAGAATGAAATGTTTGAAGACTCAGACGGCAACATGAAACAGTTCCAATTATACGATAACATTTCAGAGTTCATTCATACCTTTGAAGAAGCTAAGAAAAAGAAAAAAGAAGGCAAGACTAAGGGTGTTGAAAAGTTCTTGGAAGAATTGCCTGAACAACCCTTGACAAACCTATAAACTTGTGTTATTATTACATGGTGCAAATTATTTTTAGATTGTAGGTAAATGAAGATAGCTCTGGTAAATGACACGCATTTCGGTGCGAGAGGTGACAGTCAAGTATTCAATCAATACTTTTTCAAGTTTTGGGAAAACATATTCTTTCCTTATTTGAAAGAGCATAACATTACTACGCTTATCCATTTAGGTGATGTTGTTGATAGAAGAAAGTTTATTAATCATAATACGGCATCTGATTTTCAAAATCGATTTATGAAACGATTCTGGTCAGAAGGTATTGATACCCATATTATGATTGGTAATCACGACACCTATTATAAGAACACAAACAAAGTAAATGCAATTCATAATCTTTGTTCGACATATGATGGTGTACATGAACCATTCATCTACACCGATCCAAAAATAGTTACATTTGATGGTGTTGATATTCTATTGATGCCTTGGATATGTGAAGACAATTATGAACAGTCTATGGAGTTTTTGAAGACTGCACCTGTTGAAGTTGTATTTGGTCATTTTGAGATTGCAGGCTTTGAAATGGATCGAGGCAACATCTGTCACGAAGGATTAGATAGAAAACTATTTGATAGATTTGATATCGTATTGTCTGGTCACTTCCATCACAAATCAACAAATGGCAATATCACATATCTCGGCAATCAATATGAAATGACATGGGCAGATTATAATGATCCAAGAGGCTTTCATGTGTTTGATACTGAGACAAGAGAGATTGAATTCATTTTGAATCCATATAAGATGTTTCATAAAATCATGTATGATGATTCAAGTAATGATTTTGAGGCATGGAAAAACTATGACTATGCACCATTAAAAGATTGTTTTGTCAAAGTGGTTGTATTGAATAAGCAGAACCCATTTTTGTTTGATAGTGTATTAGATAACATCTACAAGGCAGGTGTTGCAGACTTATCAATCGTGGAAGACTTTACTGATACACTCATTGATGTTGACCAAGAAATTATTGACCAAGCTGAAGATACAATGACAATCTTATCTAAGTATATTGACAACCTAACATTAAATGTTGAGGGTGAAAAATTAAAAACTCTGATGCGTGAACTATATGTTGAGGCATTGAATACGGAAAAAACTGAATGATAGTATTTCGTTATGTGCGGTGGAAGAATCTTCTTTCCACTGGTAATTATTTTACTGAAATAAAATTAGACAACAATCAGAACACACTAGTTGTTGGTGAGAACGGTTCTGGCAAATCAACAATGCTTGATGCATTGTGTTTTGGTCTGTTTGGCAAAGCATTTCGTAACATCAACAAACCTAGTTTACTGAATTCAATCAATGGCAAAGATTGTGTTATTGAAATTGAGTTTGATACAAATAACAAATCATACAAAGTCGTTAGAGGTATTAAACCAAATGTGTTTGAAATCTATCAGAACGGTGAGTTGTTGAATCAAGATGCTGCTGCAAGAGACT